GTGTTTATAGGAGTAGCGTCTGAACTGGTTTCTTCACCACTACCAGGTAATCTGTTAACAACAATAACAGAATTCCTGGTATTGGCGGACCCTTGTGCGAAGCTCACTTTGTATCTCAATGAGCCTCGCCATCCCACATATGCAGGAGTCAAATAATTTAATAATGTCATATTACCATAATTATAGTCTCCTAAAGCTGTGGTATATTCTCCCCCCGGTGCATAACCGCGATAAGGGGGAAAAGCCCTTCTTACCTCACGAACTAAATATACGGTATTAGCCGAAGGCAAAGTTCTGAGGGTTTGATATGCTCTGTTGTATCGCTTCAACAGAGCACGAAATGATGTTATGGTTTCCCCAAAAAGCACATGATCATAAGCCGTAGCATTATCTTGCCGGGCCAACATCAAATGATCCGTGTCCTGATTCATAGGCTTACTAGGCTCATCTGTCGTATCTTGATCAGTTGCCTGCATCTCATCCTCACCCTGTGGTGAAATAGGAGTGGGGGAATTGAAGTAGGAATAATCATCGATACGAAAGTTGGGATTAGCAACACATAAATCCTCCGCCGCTGAAACAAAGACATTGATAGCAACATCATTATTAATAGTGGAGTTGGGAATGGTAAGTTCATTCACCACATATACACGCAATACGCCATTCGCGCGCCGTAATGGTGGGGAAGATGGAGTTGATGGACCTATTTCAAACGGGGGATCAAATATATCCCCCGTTCGACCAGGACCAGAAACTTGTGCCCATGGATGAGCATTACCCCATCCGATGTCTACCGTAAAGTCTTTATCCTCGGCTATGTCCACAATATACGTGTAATTAGTATTATACTCATTAGACGCAAATGCATACGGATCATACACGATTTTAAGTCTTCCCTTATGATAGGCTGATGACACAATTTGAAAGCGATATCTCATAGTACCACGCCAATTCTCAAACGGTAAGGTCTCAAACGCACACGCCGGTAGATGAATCTCCGGTAAAGAAAAAGTGGCATTTGCATCCCATACTTGAGGTGTAACCTCAATTTGAAATAAAGCGTCTTCAGCTACATTGGATACAGTCCAAGGAAACTGAGTTATATAAGATTCCCTTGCAGCGATGCTCTTAATTGTCATCTCATCAGTCCCTGCCAACCCTGTCGTGCGAGAATCTACT